TCGTTTTAGACACGATGCAATTATAAAATTAAATGGTATTGATTATAGAAAAGGACAAATACAATTTAAAAGCGTAACACTAAAAGACAATAAAGCACACGCATATAAAGTAGTATTTTATGGAGAAACAGTAGAACTAAAAGAAGTATTAGGAGATAGAGAGTTAAGCTCTTTAGATTATGGAGATTTAGATTTTGACTATACCTCAGCACAAATTAGAAATAGACTTACTGCTGATGCTACATCTTTAGAAAGCTTATATGGCTCAAATGCAACTGATGTACTTGTACCTAATATTCAGCATAGTAAAAATATGCGATATACTACCACAGGAGGTTATCAAGAGTTTGGTACTTCTAATGGTTTATCTTATGTTGACTTAAAACCAGCTATAAGAATTAGAGCTATTATAAATGCTATTAATAATAGTCAATCAAATTTCAATATTACAGGGTTTTTAGATTCACAACAAATAGATGATATTTATATGTGGATGCACAGAAACGAGGGTTTTATAACTAACTCTACTGATGGTGGTGGAACACAAATAATTAGAAATAGATTTCATAGTACTGCTGAAACAGATTATACATTTACAAGTAACCCAAGCGGTCCAGCTGTAGGAGATGTAAGAACTGTATTTGTTACTCAAATAAGATGGTTACAAGAATATGAAATAACTGCTTGTATATATACATCAACAACAGTACCTTACGAAATTAGAATACTAAGAGCATCTGATGAAGAAGTATTAAGGGAATGGACTTGGTCTGCTGGTACTTCTCAATGTTTTAGTGTTGATGTAGATAGTAGAGATTTTGCAATAGGAAGTCCGATAGATATTATTGTTGAGGTACAAACAGAAAACGCTTTAACGATAACATCACAAACACTTAAAATAGAAAAAAAGGAAAGAGAAGCATTTAGTGTACTTCCACAAACTACAACTTGGGTAGCTTTATATAATGCAACAAATTTTAATATTGATAATACTTTTTACATAAGCAAACAAATACCAAAAATGAAAGTAATGGACTTTCTAAGTGGTTTGTTTAAGATGTTTAACTTAGTCGTATATAGAGATGGCTACAATATAGTTACTCAGACCTCAACGAGTTTTATGAATAGTGGTGTTAATTATGATATTACTAAATATGTAGATTCTTCTACTGCAAGTTTAGAGAGGTTGTTTCAATATAAAGAAATGTCTTTTAAGTTTAAAAGCAAAAAGAGTTTTTTAGTACAATATGCAGATGAGATAAATCAAGCTGAATTTGGTAATGAATTATACAACCCAGATGCTAAATGGGATGGAGGTACTTATAATATAGAAGTACCTTTTGAGAAAATGATGTATGAAAGATTAACTGATGAGAATGGTGCTTTTACTTTAATAGGACAAGGTGCTTTTATTGATAGAGAATATAATGCTACAATAGGAGAGCCATTGTTATTTTGTATGGAACGTCAAGCAAATACAAATAGTCAATTTACTATAGATAGTACAACACCAGCTTTTTACAGACGACCAACACAACTAACAACTACTAATTGGGATGGTGTAAATAAACTATCATTAAACTTTAGTCAAGAAAAAGATGAGTTTTTATTAGAAGTACCATCAAGTTCTACAAACTTATTTGATAATGGATATGATGATTATGTAGAAGCTGTATTTGACAGAAAAGCAAGGATGCTTAAAGTAAGTGCATATTTACCTTTATCTATATTGCAAAAGCTAAAACTAAATGACAGATTAGTTATTGCTAATACTGTATTTGTAATAAATAAAATAAAAACAAATCTACTAACTAATAAAAGTGATTTAGAATTATACAACAAAGAAGAATTTATAAGTCAAATAGAAAATAGTCAATTTGCTTATTTAGGTAGATTAGCACAACTTACTGAATCTACAAAAGGTAGTGATTTTATAACAGTTACTTGGGATGCAGTTACAGGTGCAACAGGATATAATGTTTATGTTAATGGTGGTTTGCATACAGCAGCACCTAATACAACAACAACACTAAAAGTAAGTGGTTTAGAAAGTAATACTTGGTATTTTATATCAGTTAGAGTTAAATACGATATTAATGGTACTGATGCTTTTTCTTTTGATACTACAATACTATCTAAGACATTATCTCCACCTACTGCTCTTGCAGAAAACGGAGATACACTAATAACTGAACAAAGTGATACAATAATATTAGAATAATGATAAAGTTAATATTAGATAATTTAAAATATGCAAACGGAGAAACAGAAAACATCCGTATAGCACAAGGTAAATATAAACTACCTTTAACTATAAGAGAGGGATATAAAGCACTTAAACAAGAAATACAATGGCAATAGAGAAAACAATAGAAATCAAAACTGACACTAAAGGTGCAGAACAAGGCTTTGATAAACTTGCTGAGGCAATAAAAGAATTAAACGATACTTTTAGTAAGTTTAGTAAAACAACCGAAGAGGGTTTAGAGGATATTAGCAAAACTTCCAAGAATACAGAAAGTGGTGTAGGTAGAATTTCTAAAGGTTTTAGAGGTTTAGGTATAGCTATAAAAGCTACAGGTATTGGTTTATTTGTGGCAGCAGCTAAAAAACTCGGAGAAGTTTTTATGCAAAACCAAACAGTTGTAGATGCTTTTAATACAGCATTTGAAGCTATTAGTATTGCTTTTAATGACTTTGTAAATTTTGTAGTAAATAATGCTGGTCAAGTTGTAGATTTCTTTAAAGCTATATTTGAAAACCCTGTTGAAAGTATAAAAGAATTTGGTAGAGCTGTTAAAGCTAATATTATTGAAAGATTTAAAAGTGCTTTAGATGTTTTAGGGTTTTTATCAAGTGCAGTAAAAAAAGTATTTAGTGGAGATTTTAAAGGTGCTTTAGAAGATGTTAAAAAAGCTGGTAAAGAAAGTATTGACGTTATTACTGGTGTTAATGACACTTTTGATAAAGGTGCAGAGTTTGTAAACAAAAATAAAGATGCAATAAAAGGCTACATATCAGAAACAATTAAATCAGCTAAAGAAAATGTAAATCTTGCTAACTCAGCACAATTAGCTGCTGCACAACAATCATTACTTGTTGCAAGATATAGCAGACAAGCAGAGCAACTAAGACAGATAAGGGATGAAGAACGTAGTAGTATAGAAGAGCGTAGAAAGGCTAATGACCAATTATTAGAAGTATTAGAGCAACAAGAAAAAGCTATGTTAGCTCTTGCAGATATGCAATTAAAATCAGCTCAAGCAGATTTAGCTAAAAACAAATCTATAGAAAATCAAGTAGCTCTTATAGAAGCATTAGCAAACAAAGAAGAAATTTTAGACCAAATAGAAGGTTTAAGGTCAGAACAAAAAGCAAATGATTTAGCTTTAGATAGAGAAGAAATAGAATTAACTAATAGTAAATTAGAAAGTGAAAGCCAACTTGCAATAGAAAGACAAAGATTTAATGCAGAAGAAATTACAAACGAATTAGCAAGGTTACAAAAGCTAAAAGAAATTAATGATTTAGAACAAAAGCAAGAACAAGCAAGATTACAAGCTATTATAGATAATGCAAATGCTGGAACACAAGCTAAGATAGATGCACAAATAGCTCTTGATGAATTTATGGAACAATCAAGACAAACAGATGCTCAATTAGACAGACAAGTAAAAGATGCTAAAATAAAAAATGCAGAGCAAGTAAGTGGTGCTATTGGTCAATTAGCTGCTGTAGCTGGAGAGGGAACTGCTGCTGGTAAAGCATTAGGCGTAGCGTCTGCTACAATAGATACTTATGTAGGTGCAAATAAGGCATTAGCACAAGGTGGATTTGCTGGTATTGCTCAAGCTATAGCTGTTATAACAACAGGTTTAGTTAATGTTAAAACTATTTTAAGTACAAAAGTGCCAAAGTCAACTGTAGGTGGTGTATCTACTGGTGGAGGTAGAGGCGGAGCAGCACAACCAGCTCCTCCATCATTTAATATCGTAGGTGCTAGTGAAACAAGCCAATTAGCAGAAGCAATAGGAGAACAAGAACAACAACCTGTTCAAGCGTACGTAGTAGCTAATGATGTAACATCTGCACAAAGCTTAGAGAACAATATTGTAGAGGGTGCTACATTACAATAAAAACAAAAAAAATTAAAAACTATTATATATTAGTATGAGAATAGTAGAACTTATTTTAGACGAAGAACAAGAGATAGGGATAGAAGCTATATCAGTAGTAGAAAACCCAGCAATAGAAGAAGATTTTATTGCACTCAAATCACAAGAATTTAAACTTGCTGAAGTAGATAAAGAGAAACGTATTTTAATGGGAGCTTTATTAATTCCAAATAAGCCTATATATAGACGTAACGGAGAAGATGAATACTATATATACTTTTCAAAAGATACTGTATTAAAAGCTTCTCAAATGTACTTAATGCAAGGTAAACAAAATAATTCAACTTTAGAACATCAATACGAGTTAAACGGGTTGAGTCTAGTTGAATCTTGGATAGTAGAAGATAAAGTACATGATAAATCAGTTAAGTATGGCATGGATTTACCCTTAGGTACTTGGGTAGGTGCTGTAAAAGTAAACAACGACAAGATTTGGGAAGAGTTTGTTAAGACAGGTAAAGTAAAAGGATTTTCTATAGAAGGTTACTTTGCAGACAAAATGGAAAGACCAAAAGAAGCTATAAATGATTTTAGTAGTGATAGAATATTACAGGAAATAGATCAAGATGAAGGTGAGTACTTATTAGGTCAAGTTAAGGCTATTATTAAAAATGATAAACGTGTTAAAGATGGTAAGAAGATGATTCTTGAGAGTTATACTGATTACCCAAGCGGAGTTAAAAATAATGCAAAGAGAGGCTTAGAATTAAATGAAAAGGTAAATAATAAATGTGCAACACAAGTAGGTAAAGTAAGAGCACAACAATTAGCGCAAGGTAAAGCTATAAGTGTTGAAACAATAAAACGTATGTATTCTTATTTATCTAGAGCTGAAACTTATTATGATGAAGGAGATACAAAAGCGTGTGGTACTATATCATATTTATTGTGGGGTGGTAAAGCTGGAAAACGTTGGGCTGAAAGTAAATTAAAAGAATTAGATTTAATAGACTTAAAAGCTCCATGTCATGATGGTTACGAACAATATGGAATGAAAATGAAAAATGGTAAGTTAGTACCTAATTGCATACCAATTAAATGAGAAAAATATTTAAAAGATTTATAACACCAAGTAAAACTAGTCCAAAAGGAGGAAGAAGAGCTTGTTTATGTAAAGACAATACTTATTCTATAAAGTGCTGTGATGGTAGTTTACATGCACAAGGTATAGGTAGTATATCAAGGCAATCATTTTATTTGTTACAAGAAAACACATTTAACTTACTTCAAGAAAATAACGGAAAAATAATTTTATAATGTCAGATAAAAAAATATCACAATTAAATGCTATTACAGATTTAACAAATAATGATGAGTTTGTTGTAGTAGATAGTGGGGAAACAAAAAAAATATTATTCTCTAATTTACAAAAAGAAATTGTAAACTATTTAGCACCTACAAGTATTACAGTAAGCGCTACTAATAATGTAGATTTAGATAGTTCTACATTTCATAATTCTGAAATAATAAAACTAAGTTGGTCTGGTGGTGCTGGTAATATGACTATGACTTTACCAGATTGTACATCTGCAAACAATACTAATAGAGCAATGAGATTTATTAGCGATAGTACTTTTAACACTAATACAAGGGTTTATTTAAAACCAGCAACAGGTCAAAATTTAGATGGCAGTACAAATTATTATGAAATTAATAAATCTTATGAGGGAATTAAGGTATGGAGTGATGGAACTGAATGGTTTATAATACAGAAAAAAGCATAAATAAAAATACAAAATTAATTTTTAACACTTATATATTAATATGAACACAAATGATATGATTAGTAAAATCAAAGAAGTTCTAAACTTATCCGAAGAAGTTAAGTTAGAACAACAAACTTTAGAAAACGGAACTGTTCTTGAAGCAGAAGCGTTTGAGGCTGGTAAAGAAATCTTTATTGTAACAGAAGACGAAAAAGTAGCTGTACCAGTAGGAGAATACGAAATGGAAGATGGTCGTATTCTAATAGTAGCAGAAGAAGGTCTTATTGCTGAAATCAAAGAAGCTGGAGAAGAAGAAGAAGTAGAAGAGGTTGAAGCAAAAGAAGAAGAAGAAAAAGAAGAAATGGGATATGCTACTAAAGAAGAATTAGCTGAGGTTAAAGAGATGATTGAAGAAATCAAAGCTATGTTAGAGCCTAAGGAAGAAATGAGCGAGGAACTAAATGCTGATGAGTTAGGGAATCTTATGACTGAGGAACTATGCAAACACGACAAGGTTGAGTTAAGCGAAGTACCAGAAGAAGTAAAACAAGAACTAAGTGAACCAGCTGCTGAACCTATTCAAGCAAATCCAGAAGCTAAAACTGTAAAACATAATTTCAAGTATGCTACAAAAAGAAAAACTAGTACACTTGATAGAGTAATGAATAAAATAATTAACAACTAAAAATTAAATAAAATGCCAAATCCAACAATTACTGGTTCTTCATATGCTGGAGAATTTGCTGGGAAGTACTTAGGTGCTGCCCTATTATCTGCTTCAACATTAGATGCTGGAGCTATATCAATTTTGCCTAACATCAAGTATAGAGCTGCTATGAAAGTAGGTGCTTTTTCTAACTTGGTTCGTTCAGCAGATTGCGATTTCGATGCTACTACTTCTGGTCTTACATTGACTGAGAAAGTATTAACTCCAACTGAGTTACAAGTAAACTTACAAATTTGTAAAAAAGAATTACATTCTGATTGGGAAGCTGCTCAGATGGGATTCTCTGCTTTTGACAGTTTACCTCCATTATTTTCTGATTATGTAATTTCAAGAGTTGCTGCTGAAGTTGCTCAAGCTACAGAAAACTCTATTTGGAGTGGAGCTGCTGGAGAAGGAAACTTTGACGGTTTTTCAACTTTATTAGCTGCTGACGGTACTGTTGTAGACGTTGCTGCTGGAGGTGCTATTACAAGTACTAACGTTATTGCTAAATTAGGAGCTATGGTAGATGCTGCTAACGCTGCTGTATTAGGAAAAGAAGATTTAACTCTTTATGTTTCTAATAATATTGCAAGAGCATACATTAGAACTCTTGGTGGTTTTGTTGCTACTATTGGTGCTAATGGTGTTGATAACAAAGGAACTACTTGGTATAACGGAGGTCAATTAACTTTTGAAGGTATCAATATTTTTGTAGCTCAAGGATTAGGAGATAACAAAGCTGTATTAGCTCAGAAGTCTAATTTATTCTTTGGCACTGGTCTATTGAATGATAGAAACGAAGTTAAAGTTATTGATATGTCTGACATTGACGGTTCTCAAAACGTAAGAGTTGTTATGAGATATACTGCTGGTGTTCAAACTGGAATAGGTTCAGATATTGTTTACCTATCATAATAAATTAAATTAACTAACATAAAGAGGGTGGGCAAAAACTGCCTACCCTTTTTTATTAAAACAAAATAAATATGGCTTGTGCAATAACAAAAGGTAGAGGGGTTGGATGTAAGACCGCCTTTGCTGGAATTAAAAATATTTACATCTTAGATTATAGTGCTGTTGTAGCTGCATTGTCAGATTCAAGTGGAACTATAACCTTACCTACTGATAACTCTGCTGAATTTTTTAAGTTTGAAGTTAAAGGTGGACAATCATCTTTAGAAACTGTAGTAAACTCATCAAGAGAAAATGGTACTACTTTTTACGAAAGTACTTTAAATGTAACTTTTCAAGTTTTAGACGTAGCAACACAAGAAGAGATAAAACTTCTTAATAGAGGTAGAGCTCATTACGTTATAGAGTTATATCCAAATGGTGCTGGAGTTACTAAGTACTTATTAATGGGTAGAGACAATGGTGCTGAGATTACTGGAGGTACAATTGTAACTGGAGCTGCTCCTGGAGATTTACAAGGGTTTACATTAACTGCTGTAGCAACTGAGGTATTTCCTCCGTTCTTCTGTACTGTACCAGATGTAGCTGCTACTACGCCAATTAGTCCAGCTTAGGATAATTAAAAAATATTTTATATATTTGTCCTGTGTCTGTTTTGGTTGACGACATAAATAAATTAGCCTTTCTTTATTGAAGGGCTTTTTTTATACAAAATAAATTAGTTTTGTTTATATATTAGTATGAAGTTAATAGGAACTAATGGTAATAAGACTTTTAAGGTTATACCTCGTCAATTTATTAATGGTGCAATAACTGTAAATCTTACAAGTGAAAGCACAGGAACTAATGTAAGTATTACACCAACAGGCTCAACGGATGGTAATTACATGTCTTTTGTTGCTGCGTTTGGAACATTAACTGAAGGAGATTTTTATACACTTCAAATAAAAAATGGTAATGCGGTTATATATAAAGATAGAGTGTTTTGCACAGATCAAACTGTAAACCAAACAAATAATGATTACTATTCTGTAAATGACGGTGAATATACTACAGAGAATAGTTTTGATAACGATTACATAATATTATGAATGATTTAAGAGTAGTTAATTTAAGTACGTATACAAGTCCAGAAATTGTAGAGAAATCTAATAAAGACTGGGTTAGCTATGGTACAGACAATAATTATTTTGCTTACTTAATAGACCGATATAATGGCAGTCCAACAAACAATGCTATAATTAACGGTATTAGTGAAATGATTTATGGTAAAGGTTTAGATGCTTTAGATAGTAATAAAAAACCAGAGGCATATGCTAAAATGATGTCTTTATTTCATAAAGATTGTGTACGTAAGTTATGTTATGACTTAAAGCTGATGGGACAATGTTCAATGCAAGTTATATATTCAAAAGATAGAAAAACTATAGCAAGAGTAGAACATATACCTGTAGAAAATTTAAGAGCTGAAAAGTGTAATGAAAAAGGAGAAATAGAAGCTTACTATTATTCAGATAATTGGAGTAAAGTAAAAAAAGCTAATGATTGCACTCGTATACCTGCTTTTGGTTATTCTAATGAATCTATTGAAATAGTTTATGTAAAACCATATAGAGCAGGATATAAGTACTACTCAAGTCCTGATTATCAAGGTGGATTACAATATGCAGAATTAGAAGAAGAAATAAGTAACTATCACTTAAATAATATACTAAATGGTCTTGCACCAAGTATGTTAATTAACTTTAACAATGGAACTCCAAACGCTGAAGAGCGTCAAATGTTAGAGAATAGAATATATCAAAAATTTAGTGGAAGTAGCAATGCTGGTAAGTTTATTCTTGCTTTTAACGATAACCCTGAAAGTGCTGCGACAATAGAACCAATACAATTAAGTGATGCACATAACCAATATCAATTTTTATCAGATGAAAGTGGTAAAAAAATAATGGTAGCACACAGAGTTGTTAGTCCTATGCTATTAGGTATAAAAGATAATAGTGGTTTAGGTAATAATGCAGATGAATTAAAAACTGCATCTATATTAATGGATAATACAGTTATAAGGCCTTTTCAGACACTTTTAATTGACGCATTTGATTCTATATTGGCTTATAATAATATATCCTTAAAACTATACTTTAAGACCTTACAACCATTAGAGTTTACAGACTTAGAAAATGTAGAGGACGAAGAAACAAAAGAAGAAGAAACTGGAGTAAAGTTAAGTAAAGAGTGTTGTTTAAGTGAGGATTTACCTGACGAATTAGGAAGTGATATTGCTGATGCTTTAATTGATTTAGGTCAAAGTGAAGATGAATTGTTAAAAGAATTTGAAGTAATTGATGAAAGAGAAGTTAATTATGAAGAAGAAGATGGATTAGACGAAGTTATAGCAGACTTAAACAAACCAAAAGAAAAAAGCACATTAGCTAAAATATGGGAGTTTGTAAGTACAGGCAGTGCTAAACCATATAAAGAAAGTGAGCAAGATGGTACAAGTAAGCAAACTAAAGAAGAAGGTAATGAGTTTTTAGTAAGATATATGTATAGTCCAGCAAGAACAAAAGCTACATCAAGACAATTTTGCTCTAAAATGGTAAATGCTAAAAAGGTATATCGTAAAGAAGATATAGTTGCTATGGAAAATAAAGTAGTTAATGCTGGTTTTGGAAAAGGTGGAAGTGATACGTATTCTATATGGTTATATAAAGGCGGAGCGAGATGTAGTCATAAATGGCTTAGAAAAACTTATGTACGTAAAGAAGGAAGTAAAAGTTTAGGTGAATCAATAAGTACATCAGAGGCAAGGTCAAGAGGTTTTAAGCCAGAGGCAAATGCACAAAAAGTACCAGTAGCACCTAAAGACATGAAGTACAAAGGCTATACAGCAGAGTATTGGAACAAAATGAAATTTAAAAACTAAATGGCAACAGCATTATTTATAAGTAGAACAGATTTAGTTAAAAACTCTATTATTGACGGTAACGTTGATACGGATAAATTTATTCAGTTTATCAAAGTTGCACAACAAATAGATATACAAAATCTTTTAGGAACTGACCTTTATAATAAAATAAGTTCAGATATTGCCTCAGGTGCATCAGGAGGTACAGGGTTAACTGGAAATTATTTAACATTAGTTAATACTTATGTTCAACCAACGTTAATCTGGTTTGCCCAGATGAATTATATACCGTTTGCTGCTTATCAGATAAAAAATGGTGGTGTATTCAAGCATAGTAGCGAAACTGCACAGAATGTAGATAAAAACGAAGTAGATTATTTAGTGGGAAAAGCTAGAGAGTATGCAAATTATTATTCAACAAGATTAGTAGATTACTTATGTTTTAATGATAATTTATTCCCAGAATATAATTCAAATAGTGATGATGATATTTATCCAGATACAGATACAACTTTTAAAGGATGGGTTTTATGAGATATAAAGTAAAAGAAAAAAATCTCATTAAGTTAAAAAAGTACATAGATGAGTCATTAAAAGAAAACAAAAACAATAAAAAAGAAAATAAATGAGTTGGGGAAAAATATACGAAACAACTTGGTGGGGTTATGGTGCTATAGATAATAATATAGGCTGGGGTTTAATATATAGAGATTATATTGACCCTACAACGGCTTTTGAAGTATTAGCTGAGAATGGAGATTATTTACAAACTGAACAAAACGAATATATAATAATAGAATAAAAAATAAAAAATGGCAAACAAGAAATTTAGTCAATTTGACTTAAAAACAAACTCGGCAGATGTTCAATTTGTCGTTGGTTATAATGGTACGGATAATGTAAGAATCGCACCCTCTAATTTAGGTGGCGGTGGTGCATCAGACTTAAATGGTCTTTCTGACTGTTTAGTTGATACAGACTCTTTATATGTAGGAGAATCTCCAAGTAGTTTAAGTGGAAACCCACAAGGTAATACTTCTCTTGGTATAGATGCTGCAAATGCTTTAACAAGTGGTACTAATAACACTTTTATTGGAAATGATGCTGGTCTTACAGCTACTACTGCAAATGATAATGTTTTAATAGGTTATCAAGCTGGTAAAGCAATTACAAATACTACAAAACAGAACAATGTTTGTATAGGTAGTGGAACTTTTGATGTAATAGCTGGGCAAAATTCTGTTGTTGTTGGCTATCAAGCTGGTAGAGTTAGCTCTTCTACTTCTTCTGTATATGTTGGTTATCAATCTGGTTGGGGTTGTAGTGGTGCAAGTAATACAGGAGTTGGTTATTTAGCTTTAAATGGTGGTAGTGGTGCAAAATCCACAGGTCTTGGTCATAGAACTGCTGGAAGTAATACTGCTGAAGGACATATATCAGTAGGTTACAACGCTGGTTATTCTCAAACTTCTGGAGTTAAAAATACTAATATTGGTTATCAAGCTGGATATGCTCAAACTACTGGTTTTCACAATACTACATTAGGTTATGAAGCTGGAAAATCTTTAACTACAGGAGATAGAAATGTATTAATTGGAGCTGATGCTGGAATAAGTATGACTGATGGTCAAAGAAATATATTGATAGGTGATGATGCTGGAGATGCAGTTACAAGTGGTCAAAGAAACATTTTAATAGGTTCTCCAGCTGGAGGTGTTTTAACAGATGGGCAGCAAAATATAGTGCTTGGTGTTTTCGCTTTTAATTCAGCAACAAGAGATACTGGAACTATAGCAATAGGTAGTGGATGTTTACAAAATCAAAATGCTGGTTTTGTTTCTGGTTTTAATACTTGTGTTGGTCATTTTGCTGGTAATACTATAACAACTGGTCAAAATAATAGTATAATTGGAAATGGTGCAGATTCATCTTCTGCAACTGTATCAAATGAAATTACCTTAGGTAATTCAAGCATTACATCTTTACGTTGTGCAGTTACTTCTATAACTTCATTATCAGATGAAAGAGATAAATCAGAAATAAAGGATTTAGGTTATGGACTTGCTTTTATAGACGCTTTACAACCAAGAGAATTTGTATGGGATAATAGACCAGAAATAGATAATGAAGGAGAAGAGTTTTATTCTGCTAATAAAGGTAAAAAAGACTTTGGGTTTATAGCTCAAGAAGTACAAGAATTAGACAACGATACTTTAAGACTTGTATATGATGAAAATCCAGATAAACTTGAATTAAGTTACGGAAAACTTGTTCCGATATTAGTACAAGCCATTAAAGAATTAAAAGCAGAAGTAGAATTATTAAAATCATAAATAATGTTTAGAAATATAATAACATCTGAAAATACAGAAGAAAGTCATAAAGAAGTAATTACTTCACAGATACCAGAACAATTAAATCAAATAGGTGCTGATGAAAATGTAGAAGCAATTAAAGACCATTTTAAGTGGGTTTTAGCAAATGACTTTTATAAAGATGAGTTAAGTGCAGAACAGATTACTGAAATGGAATCTTATTTGCCAAGTGATTACCAAGACGAGTACGAAGATTTACCAGAATAATTTGTATATTTACATAAAAAACAATTATGGAAATTACTAAAGAACAAATTGCAAGAGTAAATCAAGTTATTAATACTTTGCCTATTGCTGTATTGGCACAGGCACAAGAAATAGTAAAAATACTAAACGAAAGTTTGCCAAAAGAAGAAGATGAATAACCCTATTTTAGCACTTATACCAAGCGGATATAAAGAAGATAAAGTTTATTCTGTATTGCCAAATGATGGTACAGGAGATTTTATCTTTGTAAGAACATCTAAAGGTACAAGAGTGCGTAAAGATGGGTTGCTTGAAGAAGTAGGAGTAGGAACTAATGATATACCAAGATTAGATTGGTACAATGACCAATGTCCGAGTTTATTATTAGAGCCACAAAGGACTAACCACGCTATTAATAATACTGCTATGCACACTTATAGTGCTGTTAGTGGTAGTAGTCCAAATCCTACATTAACTTCTAATTATGAGATAGCACCAGATGGTACTAAAACAGCTACAAGATTACAAGCATCTGTTACAGGCTCAAACTATTCATTGATAGAGTTTCCTACAACAACAACAGGAAATGGTACTTATTTTGGAAGTGTTTGGGTTAAGAGTAATACAGGTGTAAATCAAGACATAAGTTTTTATGGTAATGCAAGTTCTACAACTAAGCATACTATAACTCC